TTGTTCCTGGAAAGACCTGTCTTTGCGCAGTAAGCGTTGATCAGGCTCTCCTTAACCTCGTTCAGCGTCGTGATCGTCTTTTCCATTGCCTTGGCATTGCCCATGGCGATGGTCATGGGATCATGGACCATGATCATGCCGACCGGGGAGATCATCACCCTGTCGCCCGCCATGGCTACCACGGACGCCGCCGACGCGGCTATGGCATCGATCTTCACGGTTACATTACCGGGATAGTCGCGGATCATCGTGTAGATTTCAGCCGCTGCAAACACATTGCCGCCGGGGCTATTCACCCAGATAGTCACGTCGCCTTCCTCGGCATACAGTTCATCCCGGAATGCCTTGGGTGTTACTTCATCCCCCCAGAAGGACTCCTCATCGATGGGTCCATCCAGCCGGAGTACGCGGCCACCGCCGTCATCCCGGATCCAACTCCAGAACTTCCTCACTTCATGTTTCCTCCATTTCCAGCCTTCAGGGTTGCACTGCTTGCGTCCCTCAAGGACGCATTACTAGCCGCCCCTTTTGAGTTGATTGTTTCGTCGCGCTGCCCGCCGTTCAGATCGCCGACGCGCATGACCGGGTGACTCACGGGCTGCGGGTTCTTCGGTCTGCTCCTCGTTCTGCTCCTCGGTCTGATCCCCTTCATCAGGGGTAGCAGCCTTTTCAGCTTTCTCCCGCTCCGCTACGGCATTGGCTCCGTAGGCCAGCCCTGCCTGTGAAAGCCGTGTATAAGAGCCATTTATGAGGTGCAGGTTCCCGCCTTCGGAATCATCCAGCGGATCCAGATTCTCCAGCTTGCGCACATCGTTGACCGACATGATGCCATTGGTGATGGCCACGGCGTAGCCCTCCATACGGCTCTTGTAGTCGCCGCGCATGAGCCCGTCCACATTGAACTTGGGGAAGAACTCGTCCTTCTCCTCATCCATCAGCACATCCTTGATAATGGCCTGTTCAATGCGGATCAGCCAGGGCATCAGGGTGTGCATCACGAACTCAATGGACATGTGCTCGATGTTGTTGAATGTCGCCCGCTGCAAATCCTGAACCATGTGCGGGGGCACACGGAAGATGCGGCAGATTTCCTCTACCCCAAATTGCCGGGTAGATAGAAACTGGCTGTCCTCCGGCGGCAGGCTGATCGCTTTGTAGGACATGCCCTCTTCGAGCACGGCAACCTTGTGCGCGTTGTTCGCGCCGCCATACACGTCGGACCAGTTCTGCCTGATCTTCTCGGGGTTCTTGAGCACGCCGGGGTGCTCCAGCACTCCGCTGGGCTGAGCGCCGTTCTTGAAGAAAGAGCTGCCATATTTCTCGACGGCCAGCGTCGTACCCAGGCTGTTCTTCATCATGGCAATGGGAGAGAAGCCAACCAGCCCATTGAAGCCCAGGCCTGGAACGTGGAGCACCTCATCCCTTCGGAAGATGATGTCCTTGTTCTTCTCACCCGGCGCTTCATCCGTGTAGGCGTGGTAGATGTAGTAGATCTCACCATGGTCGTCCCTGTCCACTTCCACGTTCTCCGGCAGCAGCGGATAGACGCTCACCACGCCGTTCTTGCCGTCGCGGATGATCTGCCCGTAGCTGTTCCCCCACAAGAGCAGATGAACCATCATGGTCTCTCTCCATGAAAAGCTCGTCATCTCCGGGTTGGGCTGGCGGTGAAGAATCGGGTAGAGCGGATGATCCGCCGCCATTTCCTTTCCCGTTCCACCATCCGTATAGCGGTATAGGTGAAGGGGAAGCTGTGCTACCGATTCCGCCAGGAGGCGGACGCAGGCGTAGACCGTGGCGATCTGCATTGCGGATTTCTCGTCCACCTTCTCTCCGCTGGTCGCCCTGCCGAATGTGAATATCGTGCCGGAATCCCGAACATTGTCCTGAATGTTGGGCAGTCTGCCGGGGGCATCCCTCGGCTTGAAAAGCCCCAGTCTTTCAAAGATGGTCAAGCGCATACCTCCAATCAAAATACTTGTAGACCGTAATCATCACGGTCGTACACACTGTTCTTCTGGCTATGCCTCACAGCGCGATCAATGCCCATGATGAGCGCGACAATACCATCGATTTTCTCGGTGGATTTCTTCTTGCTGGGCTTGATGTTCTCCGCGGCATCGACCTCGGCGACCACATTCCCAGCCATCCAGCGAAGAACCGGGTTTCCCCCATGGTTGACCTTGCCTTCCAGGAGCAGCTTGTACAGTTCCTTCATGCCGGGACTCATGTCCTTAAATCCCATCCCGATGGGCACCATGGTAAAGCCATCGCCTTCAAGGTCTGTGATCAGCTGCGTGGCGTTCCAGCGGTCCACACCGATCTCTACGATATGGAACTGCTCCCCCAGCTCGTTGATGGTTCTGCGGACGAAGTTGTAGTCCACCACATTGCCCTCCGTGACATGGAACAGCCCTTGCTTTTCCCAGACGTCGTAGGGCACATGGTCGCGCCGGACGCGGGTCTTCAAGGTTTCCCTGGGCAACCAGAAATGGGGAACAATGATGTATTCGTCCCCTTCATACCTGGGTGGGAACACCATGACAAAAGCCGTGATGTCGCTGGTGCTGGACAGGTCCAGCCCGGCATAACAGTCACGGCCACGGAGGTCTTCCAGATTTATCTCTCTCTCTCCCCTGTCGTAGATGTGTTCCGGAATCCAGGTCACTGCGCTGCCGACCCACTGATCCAGGCGGAGCTGACGGAAGACGTTCTCTTCCGCGGGGTTTTGCAGCGCGTCGCGGTATGCGTCCCGCACCCGGTCTATCTGTATGGTGTAGCCGAGCGAGGGATTAGCCTTGTACCAGTTCTCCTCCGCATTCCAATCGTCACCATCCTCCAGACCAAAGATAACCGGATAGAAGGTCGGGTCGATACGTTTCCCATTCAGGATATCCGCCGCCTTTGAGTGGTACTCATAGCAGATGCTGTTTCTGTCCGTTCCCGCCGTCGTGATCAGGAAGAAGAACGGCTGTGTGCGGGCGTCGCCGGAGCCCTTGGTAAGGACGTCTACCAAATTGCGATTAGGCTGAGCGTGGAGCTCATCAAGTACAAGGGCTGATACGTTCAGGCCGTGCTTGGTAGAGATTTCTGCCGACAGGACCTGATAAAAACCGGCATTGTCGTAGTTGACCAGCCGCTTCCCCGCTGCCATGATCTTGCTTCGTTTGAGCAACGCCGGGGTCATCTCAACCATGCGCCGCGCTACGTCAAACACAATGGAGGCTTGCTGGCGGTCCGCGGCGGCCCCATAAACCTCCGCTGACGGCTCCCCATCTGCGTAGAGGAGATAGAGTGCGATGGCAGCGGCCAGTTCGCTTTTCCCCCGTATTGTTCGGCACAGGTCGCTACGCTGTGCCGGTCGAATCGACTCCTTCCTGTTTCCAGGAAGCGCAGACTATATCTTCATCCATATGGATGCTCACCACTTCGGGACGCTTGTCCCTACTCCCGTATGGGATAGTCGTTGAACCTTCCCCTGTTCGGGGCTTGGCTGCTGATTGCCCATTTCTACTGTTGGCATTTAGGATTTGACCGTGTGCCATCCAGCCGCTTCTTTCTGCTTTCGCCGCATTCGCGCCCGGCCATTTCACGCCCACGCTGTAGCGCAGCTGGTTTTAGGGGTTTCCAGCAATTCAGTGAGTATTTTTACGATCACATTCCTGTGAACGAGAACTATCAGGTAATTCTTCTTCGGAATCTCTACATACGCCGTGCGGAACTGTCGGTAACCTTCCTCCGTTACAACGCCGAACACATCGCGGACGATTCTCTCCTGCCATGGCAGGAGCCAGAAACGTTCCTCTGCCCATCGGCCCTTTGTATGGCGCAGGTTCTCTATGAAGCGGACGGCGCGGTCCGCTTTCGCCTCGTCATAGTGTGACGTGGGCAGCATGAACCGCGTCGGCTTGTAATCGGTCAGCTTCGGATAGTTGTCTGGTCTCTTCTCCATCATCTGCCCCCCAGCAGCTCTTCCATATCGTCTTTCACGCTCCCGCCTGGTTCGCCGGCGATCAGGCGGCTACGGGAAGAAGGCGTCAGGCCGAGCTGCTCCGCACAGCGATTCATGATCTTCTGGTAGGTTTGCGAGATGGACACATGAGGCAGCTGCTGCACATAGCCCGCTGGCGTCATACTGACGTAGCCGTGGGATGTGATGAATTCCTCCGCCGCTTTCCATCGCGCGTAAGCCTGGCAGTAGGAAGCGAACACGCTCATATCCGCCTCGGTCAGAATGCCGAGCAACTCCAGCTTGTGGGACAAACGACGCCACTCCCGCTTTGCGTCAGGCTCCAGCCATTTTGGACACGACGGAGCCTTCTTTGCGGGTTGGGGTTCGCGTGTATTAATAGGTCTCTTGCCCGGATTCCCTTCCAGTTTTCTAATGGCCGACGGGATCGGGCGTCTGCCAGGAACTCCCATATCGGACACCTCCAAAACAAAAACACCAGCCTTCGCTGATGTTAGTCAGTCTCTATACGAGCAACAGCGCCATGCGGCGCCATGCTCTGTGTTGGTCGTTTACCTTGCCTTCTCTTCCAGCCAGTCGGCGTATTCGCTTTCCAGCTCCGCCTGCTCGATGATCCCGTAAGCCGTGGTGAACCTCGCCCGCTGGGCTTCGATCTTCTCGGCGTTCTCATCGCCGTGCTGCATCATCCAGATCAGGTTGTCCCGCTCCGTCGCCGTGGTGTCAAAAAGGATCTCTTTCAGCTGTTCCATCTTCATGCCCTCCTCAGCCCTTGATCGTGTTGGCCTTCGTGATGGCCCACTGGATTGCGTTCCCTTCATCCGGGAAGAATTCTTCGCTGACCGCCGTCAGCCTGATCTCGCCCTCGCAGGAAAGATCGTCATCGGTGTGGGTGTATACCGCGGCGAAGTAGCTATTCTCGCCGTTGCGGAAGAAGTATCCAGCCAGAAGAACATGCCTCCCAAAGTTCAGGGTGTGCCTCCAGTTGCAGGCCAGGTCTTCGGGCGTCGTGATCTGCGGCAGCCGGTAGGTGCGTGCAAGCTTGTCCAGGTTTGTCATGGTGGTTGCCTCCCTTGCGGTTTTCTGTATATTACAATAAACTGCAGTGGGACAGGTGTAGTTGACGATAACTCCGGACGTACTTTTACACATCCAATGAGGGCTTCGTGCCGTCATCTTCCCTGATGACCATCAGCGAACCGCCGATGTTGACAAAGGATTCGGGCATCCAGAATAGCTCGGCATACTTCTTTGCGAGATCCATAGGGATGTCCGTAAAATCATCACGGCTGAGACCCACGAGATAGAAATTGCCACGGATGAAATGATATTCATCTATGTAACGATTCCACTCCAAACTTGCGTCGCTCAGCGAATTGTCGCCGGCGATCAATCCGATCTCATCTTCCCACGGGTATGTGGCTGTGATATAATCCCCCACCAGCGCTTGGAGGTTTTCCAGCGTATGCGGCACGGTTTTGAGGTACGGATGCTTACCTGGTTCAATCATCAAAACAGTGATCGTTTTCTCCATCTTCGCCGCCTCCTACTGCGCCAGCATGGCGATTTCCTGCTGGAGGATGACATCCTCTTTGGTGATCTGATCCTCAGGCCGACCGAAGCGGAAAGCGCTGTCACCGGGTAGGCGATGCATGAGGTATTTGCGGAGTCCCCTGTATTCCTCTCCGCTGAACCCCATCCGAATTGCCCACACCCGCATCGCAAACTTGGGATTGTCGTCCCGCCTGCGCTTGGATGTCACGCGCTTCATCTTGTTGGCGAACCGGCACATG